ACTGACAGCACTTCTTAGCGGTTGTTCTGTACTTGAGTCTCGCTTTACTCCACCTGAAGTAAGGCCAGTAGAGATAGTTACTGTTCAAAAAAGTGCACCTATTTATCATCCACCTTTACCTAATCAGATTACAGCAATGCCGGTAGAGTGGAAAGTTTTGACTCCGGATACAATGAAAGAATATTTGGAAGATTTAAGTAAGGGAGAAGCTCCTGCACAAGCCTTTTACGGATTAACAAATAAAGGGTATGAAAATTTATCAAATAATATGGCAGAGGTTAAGCGGTATATACGACAACTTTTGTCTATAAATGAATACTACCGAGAACTAGATGGAACAAAAGACGTCAACGATAATTAATGAAGCACCGGTCGGAGATGTTGAGGCAGCCGTAGACGGTTTTTTTGGATTAGTCTACTTACATCCTACTGATTATCTTCTAGTTATTGGAAGTTTAACGTTGTTCGCTATCTACGGTTTATCTGTTTACGCAGGTATTAAGTGGATTCAAAAGAAATTTAATTAGTCATAGGAGATCATTGTGAGTTTTTTTACATGGGTTAAGTCAATATTTGTTAGTTCTAAAAAAGAAGAAAAAGTAGTTAAGGCCGCTACTAAACCACTTACTACGGAAGAATACGAAAAGGTTCGTACTAAAGACAAAAAAGGTAGATTTGTCGCCGATGATCCAAGCACTTCAGAAAATGAGGCTTGGACTGTTAAGAAAAAAGGAAAGAACTGGGATGCGAAACCCGCCCCAAAAAAGAAAAAGGCAAAGAAAAAGCCTGCTGCAAAAAAGAAAAAGGCAAAGAAAAAGAAATGAAGACTGGAAAAGAAGGTATTGCGTTAATTAAAAAGTTTGAAGGTTGTCGTTTAGAACCTTATTTTTGCAGCGCAAACGTTTTAACTGTGGGGTACGGCCACACAAAAGACGTTGTTGAAGATATGCACATAACCGAAGAAACCGCAGAAACTTTATTGCAAGAAGATTTAAAAGAGTTTGAAGAACACGTTAGTAGTTCAGTTGATGTTGAACTAACTCAAAATCAATTTGATGCTCTTGTTGCATGGACTTTTAATCTAGGTGCTGGAAATTTAAAGTCAAGCACTATGCTTAAAGTCCTTAATGAAGGAAAATACGCGGAAGTTCCCGAACAAATGCGAAGATGGAATAAAGCTGCTGGAAAAGTTTTACATGGTTTAGTTAGAAGAAGAACAGCAGAATCTTTATTATTTGAAGATAAAGATTGGAAACAAATTTGATATATTGTAGTATTAGGATTGAAGTATGGATAATATAGATGTTGTTCAATTTACTTTAAAAGTTATTCGTGAAAGACAAACTCAAATAAGAGATCTTTTAGAGAATAATGGTATAAAGAATATGGAACAATACCGTGAACTTATGGGAGAGTTGAATGGTTTAAATTTAATACGCCAAGAGCTCTCTGATATGCTAGAAAAACAGGAGAAGCTAGATGGCTGAATCTGCAGTAAAGAAAAAAGTAAAGAAAGAAAATTTGTTAAACTCGCTTTATGTTGAAGCAAAAGAAAAAACATTAGACCCTTCCTTAATAGATAAGCCTGTATTAGAACGTTTACCCTCTCCGACTGGTTGGAGAATGCTTATCCTTCCTTATAGACCGCCAAAAGCAACGAAAGGCGGTATTTTATTAGCTGAAAAACATTTGGACGAAACTCAAGTGCAGACAGTGGCTGGGTATGTTCTAAAACTAGGTCCTTTAGCTTATAAAGATAAAGATAAATTTCCCGACGGTCCGTGGTGCGAAGAAAAGCAGTGGGTTGTTTTTGCTCGTTACGCTGGCTCTCGATTTAAAATTGAAGGTGGTGAAGTTCGGATTCTTAATGATGATGAAATTTTAGCAACCATCAAAAATCCCGAAGATATTTTACATAACTAAAGAGGAATTGTTTTATGGCTGCCACAAAAGCGAAGCAAGAAGCTGAAGTAGAAGTAGAAAAACAAGAAGTTCCTTTAGATACGACTGAGGAAGAAGCAGTAGAAATTGAGGTTAAATCCGAAGACGACGCTGTATCTGAAGTTGATAACGAAGCTGTATCTGAAGAATCATCTGAGCAAGAACAGGAACAGTATAGTAAAGCTGTTCAAAAAAGAATAAATAAATTAACTAAGCGCGTAAAAGATACTGAACGTGAACGTGAAGAAGCTGTTCGTTATGCGCAAACGATGAAATCCGAAGCAGACACAGTTAAGTCTAGGTTACAATCACTAGATCAAAGCTATATTTCTGAATATGGAAGTCGCATTTCAGCAGAACAATCTCAAGCGGAAGCTGCGCTGAAAAATGCTGTTGAGACCGGAGATTCCCAAGCAACGGTTGAAGCACAGCGTAAGTTGACTCAATTAGCCGTAGCGGAAGATCGCTATAATCAGGCAAAAGCCCAGCAAGAAAAGCAGAAAGCTTCTTATGAGGCCCAGGCCAATACGGCAGCGGGTAATCCCGGTAATTCAGCACAAGCACCTTTACAGCAACCAGACCCTAAAGCAGAAAAATGGGCCTCTAAAAATGACTGGTTCGGGGACGACTATACTATGACTTTTGCTGCTTTTGGTATACATAAAAAATTAGTTGAAGAAGAAGGATTTGATCCGAAATCAAATTCATACTATGATGAACTAGATAAACGGATAAAAAGTGAGTTTTCTCACAAGTTTAAGGATGAACAAAACGAGACAGGCAAAAAGACCGCCCAAACAGTTGCCGGAGTTTCTCGAGGAAGTAAAGCGGGGCGCAATAAGGTTAGACTCACACCAAGCCAAGTAACTATTGCTAAAAAATTGGGTGTGCCACTAGAAGAATACGCTAAACACGTGAAAGGATAGGTGAATAAATGACTGAAAATACTAATAAAGAATCAAAAAGTTCTGCAGAAGATTTAAAGGCAATTCAACGTTCTTCTCGCGCTAAAACAACTAGGAATGCTACGACTAGGCGTAAGCCGTGGCGTCCACCGTCAATGTTAGACGCACCACCTGCACCAGAAGGGTTTCAACATCGTTGGATACGCGCTGAAATTAGAGGACAAGAAGATAAGTCTAATATATCAGCAAGGATACGCGAAGGTTATGAACTTGTTCGTCAGGACGAGTACCCGGATTTTGAAGCTCCTGTTATTGAATCAGGAAAACATGAGGGTGTGTTTGGAGTCGGCGGATTACTTCTCGCTAGGATACCGATCGAAACAGCAAATGAACGAAATGAGTACTTTAGAAAAAGGCACGCAGATCAACTTGAAGCTGTTGACCACGATATGATGCGCGAGAATGCTCACTCTACGATGGCAATCACTAAACCTGATCGTCAAACTAGAGTAACTTTTGGTGGTCCACGGAAAGAATCGTAGACCGGTTTTAGTAACTTTTAACGAGGATTGAATCCTCCGAGGATTATATTATGGCAAATCAAGAAACTGCCTATGGTCTTCGCCCAGTTGGACTTGTTGGTGGTGGTGCTAATTCTACCGGTATTACCGAGTATGAAATTGCTTCCGACAACACTAGCGCTATATACCAATATGGTATCGTAGTTCCTCTTGCGGCTGGCGTAATTACTTACGCTGGAGCTACATCAGGCGGTACTACACAAGCTTTAGGTGTCCTCACGGGTGTTATGTACCATGATTCTGTCAAGAAAAAGCCCACATGGCTTAATTATTGGCCGGGTTCTGGAAGCGTAAGCGTTGATACAAATTACCCTGTAAAAGCGTATGTCGCTGACAACCCAAATCAACTATTCCAAGTTGCATCGGATGCTACACTTACTAATAGAGCAACTGCTCTAGCAGGTGTGTTTGCAAACGCTACACTTGGTACTTCTGCCCGTACAGGTTCAACTGATACGGGACGTTCTAACTCAGCATTAAGCGTATCTTCAATTGCAACTACGGCAACTTTGCCTTTGCGTATTGTAGGTATTGTCGATGATGATGCAAATGGTGACTTTTCTGCAGCGGGTATTCCGTTGTTGGTAAGACTAAATGCTCATTTTAATGCTTCAACCCGTCGTTTTGATTCGCAGACTACTGCGGATTCAACTGGCATTTAAGGGGGCCTAAGATATGGCTATTTCAAGAGCACAACTAGCGAAAGAGCTTGAGCCCGGATTAAATGCTTTATTCGGACTTGAGTACGACAGATATGAAAAGGAACACGCACAAATTTTCGAGACTGAATCTTCTGATCGAGCATTTGAGGAAGAAACAATGCTTTCTGGCTTTGGAACCGCACCGGTTAAAGCTGAAGGAAGCGCAATTTCTTTCGATGATGCGCAGGAAACTTATACTGCACGTTATACGCATGAAACAATTGCATTAGCGTTTTCAATCACAGAAGAAGCAATAGAAGATAATTTGTACGATAGATTAGCGGCACGTTATACACGTGCATTAGCTCGATCTATGAGTCAATCAAAGCAGGTTAAAGCTGCTTCGATTTTGAACAACGCTTTTTCCACCAGTTATCCGGTTGGAGATGGTGCAGCACTTTGTTCTTCTTCTCACCCATCAATCAGCGGAAATCAAAGAAATCAGTTGTCTACGGCATCAGATTTAAACGAAACTTCGTTGGAACAGATGTTGATTGATGTTGCAGGTTTAACCGATGAACGCGGTTTAAAAATTGCAGTTCGTGGAATGAAGTTAGTTATTCCAAAAGAATTGCAGTTTATAGCAGAACGTGTAATTGCTTCAAACTTGCGACCAGGATCATCAGATAATGATGTAAATGCGGTAAACTCTATGGGTATGGTTCCCGAAGGAGCGGTAGTAAACCACTTCTTGACGGACACTGATGCCTGGTTTATCAAAACTGATGCGCCAAATGGTTTTAAATTATTCCAAAGAACTCCTATTCGTACAGCGATGGAAGGGGACTTTGACACTGGAAATTCTCGCTTTAAAGCTAGAGAACGTTACAGTTTCGGAGTATCTGACTGGCGTTGCGTATTTGGAACTGCTGGAGCTTAATTTAAAATTAAGTAATAAAAGAGGGGCGGCTCCTTGCCGCCCTTTTCTTTTTGGGTTACACTCTTAAAGTACATTTTTATCTAGGATTAATTTTCTTTATCGACTGACCTAGCAGACAAGCCAAGACGATAAAGTTTTTCTTTTAAGGAAAGTAATATGGCAAATTCAACTTTTAATGGACCAGTTCGGTCCGAAAATGGTTTCAAAACCATTGATGTAACCGCAGCAACAGGAGCAGTAACCGATGGTATGGTTATTAATTCTGATGGTAATGTTTATACTGATGCTGGTGGACACATCCAATATGCTGCGGCAACTGGATATGGACCGGCTGACTTTATTGTGGGTAAAGGCGGTAGCCAATACGGTACGGTTGATCCTTATGCAGAAAGTTCAAGTCAGTTATTTCCACTAGGTAGCAGATTACTTTACGGTAATACTGTTTATCGTTATGGTAAAATGGGTGCTGGTGCAGTTACAGCAGGAAAATGTGTAACTCACGCAGCAGCAATTGCCCATCACCTCGATATGGCGATTACAGCAGACGTAGCAGCAGGTGAAACTGTAATATCTGTTGAAACTGGCGGTACTGACATAACAGAGGATCAATACGCAGGTGGCTATCTCTACGTTAATGATGCGACAGGTGAAGGTCAAATGCTTAGAGTAAAATCTAACCCAGCACACGATCATTCAGCCGATCCGTCTATTGAGATTACTTGTTACGATGATTTAGCAACAGCTTTAGAATCGGATGATACTAAAGTAACACTAATTCCTGATCCTAATAGTGCACTTATCGGTCAAGCTGCTACAACTACAGGCGCAACAATGGGCGTTACAGTTATGGACATGACAGCAGCCTATTATGGGTGGTTTGCAGTTTCAGGACCAGCCACAGTATTAACTTCAGGCACTTTAGTTGTAGGTAATCATGCAGTGCCACTAGGAGCAACTGGTGCAGTAGGACCAGCAGCGGGAGATGTAATACAAGTGATTGGTACAGTTATGATTGTTAATGTAACGACTGATTATTCACTAATTAACCTTACTGGTATTATCTAGGAGTAAATTATGGCCGGTTCTGATGTAAAGGCTGTTTTTATTACAGCAGATACTCAAGCTTTGGATGCTGATGGAATCTCAACAGCGGCAGCAGTTGGAGATGATGCGGCACTTACTTTAGGTGGTGCGTTAGCTTCTGGAGGTTCCTGTACCTTTGATGCTGGAAGAATAGTAACTATTCTAAGTGCTGGTGATGATAGCGGTATTTCGTTTACTGTTGCTGGGACAGACGTTAATGGGGATTCTCAAACAGAAAGTATAACTGGAGCTAATGCAGGTACTGCAACTGGTGCCAAGTATTTTGAAACTGTTACTGCCATTACGGCAGTAGGTGATCCGGCAGGAAACGTTTCTGCTGGGATAAATGCTTCTGCCGGTGATGTAGTCTTTGAGGGTAGAGTACGTTTACAGGGGTTATCCATTGTATGTTCTGGAACTGCGGGAACTTTAAGTTTTACAACCAGTACGCCTGCAGGCACATCACAAATGAAGTTAGGGTCAGTTGCCTCGGCAACAGTTACCCGTGATGTTACTATCCCGGACGAAGGGTTACTTTTTGGTAGTGGTCTTTATGTTCAATATACTGTTTCTACATTTGGGACTATGACGGTATTTTATGCCTAAAGGTTAGGATAAATTATGAGCCACATTTCTTTTTATACGGGGTTAGAAAAAGAAATTTGCGATGAAATTAAAGCTTGGTCGCAACATGCTTTGGAAAGCCCTAATGAAGAATGTGGCAATTTACCTGTTTGCGCCTATGCGCAACAAGCCTGGGAAAAAGATAAAGTCGGTTTTTCTTTTAAATACGAATACAGTTATCAGCCCCTATATACGTTAATCTCTACTTTTGAAGATAAGTACGATGTTGTCGTTTTAGTAGATCTAAAGTATGAGCGTGATTCTGAAAAATTCCACAACTATCTAGTCGATTTAAACGAAGCTATTTCAGAAAAATTTTTTATACAAGACGATATTTGGGTTATGGGTTTTCATCCAGCAGATGAAACAAATGAAACAATAGACGATGGTAGCTTTGAACCTCTAATACAGCAAGAATATGCTATGATATTTATTCAAAGATTAAAAAAGTTACAGGAATCTGCTAAAAAACTGCAACAAAGGGGTTACTATAAATATTATTTCGGTGACGATAATGCACCGCATGTTTTTAAACTACGAGAATATTTTTACAACAAACTCTCACAGGAGGCAAGACAATGAGTAGAGTTAATTTAGGGGCCGGTTCATCTAAGAATTTCCGCGGTGGCGGCATGGTTAAAAAAACCGGTGTTAAAAAATATGTTGCTGGCGGTATAGTCGCAGGAGCAGCTAAAGAATTAGGTAAAAAATCATTAAAAGCTGGTAAAAAGTTATTTGAGAAATCTACAAAACGTAAAGGCAGGCCGCCTAAAAGTAAAATGGCAAAAGCTAAAAGCCGAGTTAATTTGGGTGCAGCAGACCCTGCTTCAGCGGGTGGTTACGTAGCAGGTGGTTATGCGCTCGGTGATTCTGGTGAAAAACCTGTTAAAAAGGCATCGGGTGGCGAAGTATCTTTTACAGGGCGTCGAAACTCTGGGTCTTCTGGTCCGGGGCTAGGCGATGTTGCAGTGCTTGGTGCGATTTATGGTGCTTACAAGTATGGAAAAAGAGGCGCGGGTAAGAAAAAAGGTAAGAAAAAACCTGTTGAAACTAAAGAAATGCAGAAAATTTTAGACAAAGAATTGAAAAAACCTGTTAAAAAAGCAGCCGGTGGTGCAGTAAAAAATATACAAGACCCTCAAAAATTTGCTCCCATTGATAGATTAGGAATGACAGCGGAACAGAGAAGACAGCAAAGGGAGATGGTAAAGTCTTTTAGAGAATATTTTGCCAAAGATAAAAAGAAGAAAAAATAAATGGCTACTTCATCCTCAGTAAACTTTGAACTAGACGTAGCAAGCTACGTAGAAGAAGCTTTTGAGCGTTGTGGTTTAGAAGTGCGTACAGGTTATGATTTAAAAACGGCAAGACGTTCTTTGAACTTGCTTTTAGCAGATTGGGCAAATCGCGGTTTAAATCAATGGACTATAGAACAAACTTCAATTACTTTAGCTTCGGACATAGGTAATTATCCAGGCGGTAGTTTAACCATGACAGTTGGCGCAAGCGGCAGTTTTACCGTTGGTGAAACCATAACGGGTGGTACCAGTTCAGCAACTGCTTCAATAACAAGTTTACCTTCGTCTACCTCTATGGCTATTACAATTCCTTCTGGCACTTTTAGTAATGGCGAAACTCTAACAGGCGGCACAAGTGCCGCTACAACCACATTATCTGCGGCGGTAGATCTAACTACCGTGCAAAAAACAATTGATGTTTTATCCGTGGTAATTACTCGAGATAGCACGGATTACGGGCTAACTCGTTTGAGCCGAAGTGAGTATTTAAACATACCCAATAAAGCACAGTCCGGAAGACCTTCTCAGTTCTTTTTA